ACGCATGGTAACCAAAGAATTTTTGAAAATTAAACTTGAGTGTTCAGATATGTACGCTCAGAAACTCATAGACGAGGCACAGGGCGATGAAAATAGGTTGTACGACCTATTTATCCAAAAACTTGCAGAACGTCACACACGCCCCGCTGTCGTCGAATATTAAGGAGTGTTAAAAATGCCGAAAGAAAAATATTACTTATACCGAGAAGATGGCACGGAAGATATTAAGGTCATCAAACATGAAGATAACGAGAATGAAGTTTATTCGCTCACAGGAGCCCATTTCAGCGACGAAAAGAAAATTATGACTGATAGTGACCTAAAACGATTCAAAGGCGCTCACGGGCTTCTATATGAGCAAGAACTAGGATTACAAGCAACGATATTTGATATTTAGAGGTGGCACATGGAAATAGAAATTAAATTTAACGAAACGTTTGAGGCACCTATGGGCTCGCCTCGTCCGCGCTTTCGTAATACGGGTAGATTTGTCCGAACCTACATGCCAACGGCTTATACAAAGCATAAAGCGTATATACAAGGGCAGATGCCTAAGTTAAATCTAGAGCACGCACTAAAAATTGAATTAGACTTTTACTTTCCATTGCTTAAATCATGGTCGAAGAAAAAGAAAATTGAAATGGTTGGGCAGTATAAAGTGACTAAGCCGGATATCGACAACTTAATTAAAACGGTATTAGATGCGTGTAATGGTCATGTATGGAAAGACGATAACCAAATTACAGAAATAACTAGCTCAAAGCGCTATGGACTAGAACCAAAAATAATTATGCGAGTTGAGGAAGTGATCTAATGCAACAACAAGCATATATAAACGCAACGATTGATATAAGAATACCTACAGAAGTTGAATATCAGCACTTTGATGATGTAGATAAAGAAAAAGAAACGCTGGCAGATTACTTATATAACAATCCTGACGAATTACTAGAGTATGACATTTTAAAAATTAAAAATGTAAATGTAGAGGTGGAATAAATGGCGAAAACAGCAAGAATTGTAAGGATACATGATAAACCTTATAGGTTCAGTAAATTTGAAATGGAATTAATTGAAAGTCACGGTATAACACCTGGAATGGTTTCTAAAAGAGTAAAAGACGGTTGGGAACTACATGAAGCAATGGACGCACCAGAAGGCATGCGTTTAAGCGAGTACAGAGAAAAGAAAACAATAGAAAGACTGGAACAAGCTAGACTCGAACGCAAATTGGAAAGAGAGCGAAAGAAAGAGGCTGAGCTAAGAAGAAAGAAGCCACATTTGTTTAATGTACCTCAGAAACATCCAAGAGGACGTTATGCGTGCTACCTGATGGAAAACGACATATTCGTGAAAGTTAAGAAGTAGATCATGACAGATAACGCACGCAAAGAATACCTAAATCAATTCTTTGGATCTAAGAGATATCTGTATCAAGATAACGAACGAGTGGCACATATCCATGTAGTAAACGGCACTTATTACTTTCATGGGCATATCGTGCCAGGTTGGAAAAGTGTTAAAAAGACATTTGATACTGCTGAAGAGCTCGAAATATATATAAAGCAACATGGTTTGGAATACGAAGAACAGAAGGAACTAACTTTATTTTAGAGGAGGTTATGAAAGTGAACTATGAAACAGGGTTCCAACTAGGTGTAATGGAAGCTAGGTTGAAGAAGATGAGAAAACAACGTGATGCGTGCAAGAAGCAACGTGATGAGCTTATCGTGGATATAGCTAAGTTAAGAGAGCGTAACGAAGAGCTGGAGAACATGTGGCGCACAGTCAAAAATGAATTGCTTGGAAGATACGAATTTTACCGTTTTAGACTTAACGAACTACAGATTGAGAGTAGAGCGAACAAGGCAGTAGCTATAAACATGGGAGCTAAAATCAACGCAAGTGCTATATTGTACCGAATGGACAAATTAGACGGAACAAATGAGTTCTACGAATTTTTAGGACAAATGGAGGATGACACTAATGAATAACCGTGAACAAATAGAACAGTCCGTTATAAGTGCTAGTGCGTATAACGGCAATGACACAGAGGGATTACTAAAAGAGATTGAGGACGTGTATAAGAAAGCACAAGCGTTTGATGAAATACTTGAGGGTTTACCTAATGCTATGCAAGATGCACTCAAAGAAGATATTGAACTTGATGAAGCAGTAGGGATTATGACGGGTCAAGTTGTCTATAAATATGAGGAGGAGCAGGAAGATGAAAAAATTTAATGTTCAAATCACATACACTGGCATGATTGAAGAGACTATCGAGGCTGAAAGTTTAGACGAAGCAGAAAATGAGGCGCATGATATTGCGAGAATGGAAGTGCCATTTGATTGTGATGAGTATGAAATTTATGTAGATGTGGAGCAGGAAAATGACTAACACATTACAAGTAAAACTATTATCAGAAAATGCTAGAATGCCCGAACGAAATCATAAGACAGATGCAGGTTATGACATATTCTCAGCCGAAACCGTCGTACTTGAGCCGCAAGAAAAGGCAGTGATTAAAACAGATGTAGCTGTAAGTATACCAGAGGGCTATGTCGGGCTATTAACTAGCCGTAGTGGTGTAAGTAGTAAAACGTATTTAGTGATTGAAACAGGAAAGATAGACGCGGGATATCATGGCAATTTAGGGATTAATATCAAGAATGATATTGAAACGTTAGAGATTTGGGATGATGGTAACTTTAGTCGAAATGTTGCTGGGATAGACGGAAAGTATGCCCCACCACATCCATCAGATAAAATTTTATTTATGAATGGTAGTTATGTCATAAACAAAGGCGACAAACTAGCTCAATTGGTTATCGTGCCTATATGGACACCGGAACTAAAGCAAGTGGAGGAATTCGAGAGTGTTTCAGAACGTGGAGCAAAAGGCTTCGGAAGTAGCGGAGTGTAAAGACATCTTAGATCGAGTCAAGGAGGTTTTGGGGAAATGATACAATACTTAGTTACAACATTCAAAGATTCAACAGGACGTAAGCATACACACATAACTCGAGCTAAGAGCAATCAAAGCTTTACAGTTGTTGAGGCAGAGAGTAAAGAAGAAGCAAAAGAGAAGTACGAGGCGCAAGTTAAAAGAGATGCAGTTATTAAAGTGGGTCAGTTGTTTGAAAATATAAGGGAGTGTGGGAAATGACGGATGTTAAAATTAAAACTATTTCAGGTGGAGTTTATTTTGTAAAAACAGCTGAACCTTTTGAAAAATATGTTGAAAGAACGGTAAATTTTAATGGTTTTATTTACGTAAGTAATATAATCAAACAGCCAACGTATATTAAAACAGATACGATTGAATCAATCACACTTATTGAGGAGCGTGGGAAATGAATCAGCTGAGAATTTTATTACATGACGGTAGTAGTTTGATATTACATGAAGATGAATTATTTAACGAAATAGTATTTGTTTTGGACAATTTTAGAAATGATGATGACTATTTAACGATAGAAAAAGATTATGGCAGAGAACTTGTATTGAACAAAGGTTATATAGTTGGGATCAATGTTGAGGAGGCAGACGATGATTAATATTCCTAAAATGAAATTCCCGAAAAAGTACACTGAAATAATCAAAAAATATAAAAATAAAACACCTGAAGAAAAAGCTAAGATTGAAGATGATTTCATTAAAGAAATTAATGATAAAGACAGTGAATTTTACAGTCCTATGATGGCTAATATGAATGAACATGAATTAAGGGCTATGTTAAGAATGATGCCTAGTTTAATTGATACTGGAGATGACAATGATGATTAAACAAATACTAAGACTATTATTCTTACTAGCAATGTATGAGTTAGGTAAGTATGTAACGGAGCAAGTATATATTATGATGACGGCTAATGATGATGTAGAGGCGCCGAGTGACTTCGCAAAGTTGAGCGATCAGTCTGATTTGATGAGGGCGGAGGTGTCAGAGTAGATGATGTGGTTAGTCATAGCAATTATATTACTAGTCATCTTATTGTTTGGTGTGATGTTGCAAGCTGAACAGTTAAAAGGCGATGTGAAAGTTAAAGAGCGGTAGATAGAGATATTAAGAAGTAGATTGAGACATTTTGAAGATTAAACATATTTGTACGGAGGGTATTCATGACTAAAAAGAAATACGGATTAAAATTATCAACAGTTCGGAAATTAGAAGACGAGTTGTGCGATTATCCTAATTATCATAAACAACTTGAAGATTTAAGAAGTGAAATAATGACACCGTGGATTCCAACAGATACAAATATAGGCGGGGAGTTTGTACCATCTAATACATCAAAAACAGAAATGGCAGTAACTAATTATCTTTGTAGTATACGAAGAGGTAAAATTCTTGAGTTTAAGAGTGCGATTGAACGTATAATCAACACATCAAGTAGGAAAGAACGCGAATTCATTCAAGAGTATTATTTTAATAAAAAGACTTTGATTGCGGTTTGTTATGACATACACATCTCTGAAAGTACAGCGCATAGAATCAAGAAGAAAATAGTGTCTAAACTAGCCGAAGAATTAGGAGAATACTAAATTTGACAGTAAAATGACAGTTTTTGACACCTATAACGAGATATTATGATAGTGTAGGATATTGACTATCTTACTGCGTTTCCCTTATCGCAATTAGGAATAAAGGATCTATGTGGGTTGGCTGATTATAGCCAATCCCTTTTTTAATTTTAAAAAGCGTATAGCGCGAGAGTTGGTGGTAAATGAAATGAACAAATTAACTAAAAAGCAACGTTTGTTTGCAGAAGTATATACAATACCTGGTACTGAATGTTATGGCAATGCTACTAAGTCAGCTGTGCATGCCGGATATAGCGAAAAGACGGCGTACTCACAAGGACAGCGTATGTTGAAGAATGTTGAAATTCAGAATTATATCAAGGAGGTTGAAACAAAACTCTTTGACGAGAATATTATGTCAGGTAAAGAAGTGTTGTATAGGCTAACTAGAACAGCTAGAGGAGAACACACGGAAGTTGAAGCTGTCGTAACAAAAACTGGAGACTATAAAGAGAATCCGGATACTGGCAAAATGCAATTAGTATACGATGAACACATACAACTTGTTACTAAGTCACCTAAAATAAGTGACCAAAACAAAGCCTTAGAGATGTTAGGTAGACATCACAAATTATTTACAGACAAACAAGAAGTCGACCACAAAATACCGATGTTTGTTGATAATATTCCGGAAGATGATTAGTCATGTATGAAATACTTGATCTAAAAAATAAAATCGGTGGTGGCTACAATAAGTTTTGGCACAACAAAAACTTTTACCGTGTTGTTAAAGGTTCAAGGGGTAGCAAGAAAAGTAAAACTACCGCTATTAATCTCATTTATCGAATAATGAAATATGATTGGGCAAATATACTTGTAGTCAGAAGATTTAGCAACACTAACAAACAATCAACGTATACAGATTTAAAGTGGGCAACTAACCAATTAGGCGTTGCTCACTTATTTAAATTCAACGAAAGTTTGCCGGAAATAACGTATAAACCTACTGGACAAAAAATACTGTTTAGAGGTTTAGACGACCCATTGAAAATAACATCGATTACTGTTGATACAGGCATTTTGTGTTGGGCTTGGTTTGAAGAGGCTTATCAAATAGAAACATTCGCTAAGTTTAGCACTGTTGTTGAGTCAATACGTGGTAGCTACGATAGTCCGGAATTTTTCAAGCAAATCACAGTCACTTTTAACCCGTGGTCGGAAAGACATTGGTTGAAGCCTACATTTTTTGATGAAGAAACAAAATTAAACAATACTTTTTCAGATACAACAACTTATAGAGTTAATGAATGGCTAGATAAAGTCGATATTGAACGATATGAAGATTTGTATATAAAGAATCCTAGACGTGCAAGAATCGTTTGTGATGGAGATTGGGGTGTTGCAGAGGGGCTTGTATTCGATAATTTTAAAGTGGAAGACTTTGATTGGTTTGAGGAGTTTAAAAGAACGCAAGAAATAACTCACGGAATGGATTTTGGATTTAGTCAAGACCCTACAACAGTTGTTAGTACGGTTGTAGATTTAAAAAACAAAAAGTTATTCATCTATGATGAACACTATAAAAAAGCGATGTTAACTGATGATATAAAACAAATGCTTATTAAAAAAGGATTAGGTGATGTAGATATTGCAGCTGATTATGGGGCTGGTGGAGATAGAGTGATCAGTGAATTGAAATCTAAAGGGATTAAAGGTATAAGAAAAGCGTTGAAAGGCGCTAATACTATTTTACCAGGCATTCAATTCATTCAAGGCTTTGAAGTTATTATACACCCATCATGTGAACACGCTATTGAAGAGTTCAACACTTATACATTTGACCAAGATAATGATGGTAAGTGGTTGAACAAGCCTATAGATGCTAATAACCATATTATCGATGCATTGCGTTATAGTCTTGAGAAATATCATATCGTACGTAAAAAACGTAAAAAGAATATAGAAAGCAAAACAAAAGTAATTAAATCTCTAGGATTATAGGAGGGAACAAATGTTAAAGGCAAACGAATTTGAAACGGATACTGATTTACGAGAAAACAGAAATTACTTGTTTAACGATGAAGCTAATGTTGTTTACACATATGACGGGACAGAGTCTGATTTATTACAAAACATTAATGAAGTAAGTAAATACATTGAACATCACATGGATTACCAACGACCTAGATTAAAAGTGTTAAGTGATTATTACGAAGGTAAAACTAAGAATCTGGTTGAGTTAACACGACGCAAAGAAGAGTACATGGCAGATAACCGTGTAGCGCATGATTACGCATCTTATATTAGCGATTTTATTAACGGTTATTTCTTAGGTAATCCGATTCAATGTCAAGATGATGATAAAGATGTATTAGAAGCTATTGAGGCGTTCAATGATTTAAATGATGTTGAGTCACACAATAGATCTTTAGGATTAGATTTGTCAATTTATGGCA